ATGGAATTGGATAACGCAAAACTACCAATCAATCAGATTATTGCTCGCATCAATGATGCTGCGAAACATGGTGAAGCTTTGGTGCTAACAGCCGAAGAAGTAAAGATTCTTTCTAAAGATATTGGCGACAAAGTCTTTATTCCTGTGCTTACTAATGAGCAGGTCGTGCAGTTGGTAAAAGAAGGAAAGCTAGGCCAGAAAATTAATAACACAAAAGATTAATAAACTGTGAACCCGACACAGTCTTTTAAATGTGGGGTATATCACTTATTAGATAGTAATATTTATTGATGTTTTAGTGTGTAATGTGTAGATTGCCAATAGTTTTTATAGTAGATATTGGGATTATGCAATATGTCTAATATTGAGCAAGATACACGTTTTATTGTTAACAATAATTTGATTAACAAGGGCTGGATCTTGGACATTCAAGATCCAAACAAAAATGTCTTTTTTGAATCAGATATCTTAAGAATTGTTAATAATGAGTTTCTCAAGAAAAGTAAAAAAAGACCCGATTATGTTCTTTTCGATTCACAAAATAAGCGGCCAATCGGTGTAATTGAAACGAAATCAGGTGGAAAAAGCTTAACAAAAGCACTGGATCAGGCAACCGAATATGCTGAAATGCTTGATGCACCTTTGATATTTGCAATGAATAATGGTTTCTGCGAAACACGGCATTTGTATACCCAAAAACCATTATTTATTGATGAAAATGAGGTTAATGAATTAAAAAGAGTAAATGAAGCTAAAGAGTTCATATTGCAGGAAACAAATGGTATTTATATTACACCTAAAGAAATTTTAGTCTCTCGCAAAGAGTTAATTAATGTTTTCAAGAAGTTAAATAACTCACTAAGAGGTGAAGGTTTAAGAGCTGGTATAGAAAGGCTTTCAGAATTTGCAAACATTCTTTTTTTAAAATTGTATACAGAGAATGCTAATACAGGTATTTGGAATTCTCTCAAAAGTCTCGATAATGATTTGCTAATTAATACAACTAATAACATACTACAAGATATTGATAGACAATATGGTGCTTCTGTTTTTACAAATTTACAGCTAACCAACCCTGTTGCTGTTAAAGAGATGATCAAAGAGTTGGATAAGTTAAAACTCTCATCAATAGATACCGATATTAAAGGAGATGCTTTTGAGTATTTCTTACAGCAAGCTACAGCAACTAATAATGACTTAGGAGAATATTTTACTCCACGTCACATAACTAAAACCATTGTTAACTTAGTCAACCCTAAATATGGTGAAAAGATCTATGACCCTTTTTGTGGGACAGGTGGTTTTTTAACAGAGGCATTTGATCATATAAAAGATAACACTTTAATTGCAAACAATAGTAGTGAAGAAATCAAGCTTAAACATAATACTATTTTTGGAAGAGAAATTACCTCAAATGCAAAACTCGCAAAAATGAATATGATTCTGCATGGGGATGGGCATAGTGGAATTTGCCAGATAGACACACTTCAAAACCCTATTGAATCTGAATATGATGTGGTTATAACCAACATGCCATTTTCTCAAAAAACTTCTTATTCTCACTTATATGAGAATAAGTTAGCTAAAAACGATGGTGATGGAGTATGTGTTCTACATTGCTTTAAAGCAACAAAAAAAGGAGGGCGAATGGCATTAGTAGTACCTGAAGGCTTTCTTTTTAAAGCCGCTTTAGCTCCAGTAAGGAAGTATTTATTTGAAAACGCCCAACTAAAAGCAGTAGTTTCACTTCCAAAAGAAGTTTTTCTGCCATATGCAAAAGTTAAAACCAATATACTCTACTTTACCAACTGTCATAATGGTAGAACAAATTCTGACGTTTTTTACTACAATGTGACAAATGATGGCCTAAGTTTAGATTCTTTCCGTAGAAAAATTGACGAAAATGATTTAAAAAATTTAGATTTTGCTGATTTAAATAAGAGCGACTTTGATAAATATTATAATGAATTAGGTTTCTTAAAAGTTAATCCAGAATTAATCAGAAGCAATGATTATATTTATAATTATGCTCACTATAGTAATTCACATATAAAATCAAAATTCCCAACTATAAAACTAAAAGAACTCCTATCCTTGTCTGGCAAAGTCAAAGTGGGAGAGGATACAAATATACCTATTATGAGTATCACTATGGAACATGGCTTAATTGATCAGCATGAGAAATTTAAAAAACGAGTCGCAAGTTCTGATATTTCTGGGTATAAAAAGGTTTTTAAAAATGAACTTGTAATGGGGTTCCCTATAGATGAAGGTGTTCTAGGATTTCAAAAATATTACGATGCTGCTGCCGTAAGCCCAGCATACAAAATCTTTAGATTAAAACGAGAAGTTAATGTAGAATATTTGGATTTGATTTTGAGATCTAATTCTCTAAGAAAAATATACAAAAGTAAAATGCAAGGCAGTGTAGAGAGACGACGCAGTATTCCTGATGAAATGTTTTTGAATATTGAGATCCCGAATCCTCCTGAAGAGGTTAAAGATCAAATAGTAAAACAACATAAACTAATAAAGGAAATTGAGAATAGTCTCAAGGAAAATCAAAAAAAATTGCGTCTAAAGACAGAAGCATTATGGGAACTTCCTCAAAATTACAACTAATCCCCCCTTCGAACCCACCACCACGGTGGGTTTTCTTTTGTCTATTAAAGCATATTGTTTAGTATAGTTTACAATAATTTGTAAATACCACTTTACAACAAATAATATGTAAAGTATTCTTTACTCATTCCTTAATAAAAAGCACGCTAGACCGACTAAAACCTGCGTGCTTTTACTCAAAGAGTGAGATAAGTATGAATCAAAGAATTGAAAAGTACAAGTTTAGCCAAGCCTTCAGGGATGGCTCGAAAGCTTTCATAGCTTTCTGGATTATCACCTTCATTGCATTTGCTTTCTTAAAAGGCTGTGCCGACGAGCAATACGCCAACGAACTCAAAGCAAAACAGAATATGTATGTGCGAGTGCAAGTGGAAGGAGCTAACTAATGGATACAAAATCAGTTGCAACCGTTTCAGTTGTGGTAATTGAAGCCCTAATGATGCTTGTTGAACATGAAGGCATAGAGCTTCCAAGCATCTCATTGAAGCTTAAATCTGAAGATGGTTCAAGAATTAGTTATGAAGTTGATTTCTCACACTTAGTTGAACAAACCCTTAAAGGACTTAAAGAGCTTAGTGAGGGTGAGCAAGACAAGGAGCCCTCTCATGGATAACTACAAAATCATTAATACTCACACAAATGAGATTATCAAGGCCCTTAATGACCTTGGCTATGTATGGACACCAAAGAAGTTTGATGAACAAGATTGCTTGGTAAAAGCACATTGGATTCTAGCTAAAGAGACAGGTGAAATTGCATATTCAAGTGGTACTCACATTGATTCTCCACTTGTATTTAAAGAACTCACCCTCCCTCAGCTTCGAGACCTTGTTGTGTTGAGGCGTAATGATGTGAAGGATGCGACACACAAGAACTTCAGAACAAATACCCCATACCTAAAACAAGGTGAGAATGAATACTACATGTTTAATGGCGAGTGGGTTTTGTCTAACTGCCCAAATGACCTAGAGCCAATCACCAAACCCCAAGACCCAGCCTTGATTAGCGGTGCGGAGGCGAAGCTTGCATGGGCAAATGGTGAAGCTTTGCAGATCAATAAAAAAGATACCCATTTTGGCTTTATTGATATAAGTAATGATTACTCATTGGGCGTTTTCGACAATGAGGATTATGAATTCCGCCTCAAACCCCAAACCATCAAGCTTGAACTAGAGCTGCCGAAGTCTTTTGAGCCGAAGGATGGGGAAACATACTGGCATATCTATCCATCAGCCGAGAAAGGTTATCACTTCGTTCGTTCGTTTGAAGATGATGATGTTTGGTGTCAATTCGGGGCTTGGCGCACCGAGGCAGAAGTAAAACAAGTCGTAGAGCAACTCAGAAAGATACGAGGTACTAACTCATGAATATGTTAGCCAATATCTCGTTTGATGCTGCTGTATTCACAAGCCTTGAAGTGATGAATGTAGGTGTTGAGGATGGCGTTGTTCAGTTTTCCTTGTCGGTTCAAAACGCTGAGCATATTTACATCGTTGCAAGTGTCAAAGGAATTGAGAAAAACGACACTTTCGAATATGGCGAAGGCTTGGACTATCAAGACTGGAAAGATGTGGACTACACAAGAATGACAGTCGATTCAAGTAGCCGACCACATGTCGATGACTTTGATTATGTCGATGCAGTCGAAGGTATGCCCTTTGCCCTTACTTCTACTCAAATTCAAAAGCTGAATGAGTATTTAGAAGAACTGGCAAGAGGAGAAAAAATCAATGAGTTGAGAGGGGGTGATGTCTAAACGCGCCCTACTCCACAAGTCAAGACTAGAAGCATTCAAGTCTTGGCTTATTGAAAACCAAATTCAGTATCGAGACGGCAAAGGAGATTTTCAGGTTCTACAAGTTGAAGTGAAAGGTAGGTTTTACCCAATTTATGACAGGTTTCAGGGTGACCACTTAACGACTCAAAGAGAACTCATCCCTTTAGTTAAAAGATACATAGCAAGTGAAAAGAACTAGGAGAAGATTATGAATGCGCCAGTACAACACTCAGGACAAAACCCTTTTGCAGTAGCCGCTCCTACTACTCAAGCAATGTCTACAGTTCAATCTGATAGTCAACGTGCAATTGCAGAGGTACAAGCTGCTTTAGTTATTGCTAAACAGTTCCCACGTAACCCAATTGAAGCTTATGACCGAATTATGAACGCATGCCAGCGTCCCGGTTTAGCTCAATCGGCTGTTTATTCTTATGCTCGTGGTGGTAGTTCAGTAACTGGTCCATCAATTCGACTTGCAGAAATGCTTGCTCAGAATTGGGGAAATATTCAGTACGGTATCCGTGAATTATCTTCTGAAAATGGCGAATCTACAGTTGAAGCATTTGCTTGGGATGTTGAAACAAATACCCGTCAAACAAAGGTTTTTCAGGTTCCACATATTCGTTATACACGCAATGGATCTAAAAAATTAACAGATCCACGCGATATTTATGAATTGGTTGCAAACAATGGTGCCCGTCGTCTACGTGCATGCATCTTAGGTGTAATACCCGGTGATGTTATTGATGATGCAGTTAATCAGTGTGAAAAGACAATCCATGCAAGTGCTGATACTTCACCAGAAGCTGTGCAAAAACTTGTTGTAGCCTTTGAGCAATTTAATGTCACCAAGAAAGACATTGAAGATTACATTCAGCGTCGTCTTGATGCTATTACAGCAGCCAATATCGTTGCGCTTCGCAAGATTTTCACTAGCTTACGTGATGGCATGAGTTCACCTAAAGACTGGTTTAAAAATGTCACTGTGAAGGAAGTTGGAGAAGTCCAGGAAGTTAAACCAACTGTACCAGACAATGAGTTCCCGGTTCTCTTAGAGCAGATCAAAGCCGATGCAGTTACTAAAGAATATGTATTAGAAGGCTATGCACTTACTAATGCACAAATAGCTGAGGTAAATGCACTATGAAGCTATTCCGATGCTCAAGCCTACATAAACTTGTAGGCGACCCTAAAACTAAAGGCTCAGTTCTTAGCGATACAGCTAAGACTGAGATCAGAACAATTGTTAAGGAGGACTTGACCACGTTCAAGTCTTTCAAAGGCAACCAGTACACGGCTAAAGGTAATGCGCTTGAAGAAATTGCAATTAGCCTGTCTGGCAAGATTCGTTTTCGCCAGTATGTAAAACATGAAGGCCGTTTGGAAAATGAATTAATTACTGGTGAATGCGACATTCTTGATCTGAATAACAAGTTGATCATCGACACTAAATGCACTTGGGATATTGGCACTCACCCTTTCTTTAAAGATGAGGCAGAAGAAAAGGCAAAGAAGGCTGGTTACGACTGGCAGATGCAAGGCTACATGTGGCTTTACGACTGTGAGCAAGCAATGGTCGATTTCTGGTTATTCCCTTGCCCTATCGAGCTTACAAATGATTGGGATGATAGAGAGCAGCTAATTGATTTAGTTGAGCGAATCGATTTAAGAGAACGATTAACAACTGTCACCTACAAACGTGACGAAGCAATGATCCAAAAGTTTAAAGACAAAATTCCACATGCTCAAGAGTACTACGCAAAGTTATATCAAGAGCGCATTAAAGCGAAGGTGGCAGCATGACAGATTTGAATAAGGAAAGAGAGGCTTTTCTGAATGCCTTCCAATATTACAAAGGAAGAAGAGACATTATTTTTAGTCATGAGCATGAACTGTTTATGACTAGATCAAACAATCCTTCTGAAGTTGCTCAAAAAGAAATAAGCAACATGAATAGCCGTTGGGATGCTTGGCTTAGATGTGCAAAGCATCGTGATGCAGAGCTAGAAAAAGCCAAAGCTCAGGCGGTGCAACAATCTTTTGAGATTGGTCGTCTTCAAGATCGAATCACTGAATTGCTTGATGAAAGACAAGATTTGTATGCACAGATTAATAATGATCAGGCGGTGCCAGATACTCAACAAAAGCTTACAGATACATATTATTTGGAAGGCTCAGATTATGTAGTTGATTGCCCTTTCGAATATGACATTGAAATAGATAAGGGAGAAGTGCTTGAGTTGCAAAAATGGCAACGTACTGAGTCAACAAAAGTATATTTTGCAAATATCTATAAAGATGAAGATAACTTTGAAATTCTTCAATTCGCTTCAAAAGCCGAAGCTGAAAATGCAGTTGCAGAAAACTTGAAGTTTTTAGAAGCAAGCGAATCGGGAGCAGAACAATGAGCATAACTCTTAATGGTCACCAATTAAAAAGCCTTCTCGAATTTGTAAATCCAGATGGTGAAAATGATTTAGATCAACTTGAAACTGAACTAACTATTAAATTTTTTGAAGATGGGCACAGTGGCAAAGGCTATTACTTTTGGATGACCGAATATCCAGAGGAAGGCAGCATGTTGTTGGATGTTGAATCGGGAGCTGAGGGATGAGTGAAAAAGCATTTAAAGATTTAAAAATTCGGTTCTACATGGCAATTGGTATTGCAAATGCCACTCAGGAAGATTTTTACCCTCTTAGTGAATTCATTGATGAAGATGACTGGAATGCAATGGATGAACTGCAAAAGGAAACATTTATTTCTGATTGCGCTAATGATTGGAGTCAAAACTATTTAGATTTGGGAGGCTGGGTGGAATGAGTGAATTTGATATGGCTTATTTTGACGTAAAGCTCTTTATCTCCAAGCGGACTACTGGGTTCATTTACAAAGGCTTATTTATCGAAATAGATGAGAGTAACGTCTTCGCATATACAGTCTTTGAAAATGAAAATTGTAGTGAAGAGTTATGCGGCTTTCTCAGCATGAAAGATGCAATTGAATATGTAGATGAAGTTAAAGCGGAAAGTAAGGAGGGGTAATGTCAGAAAAGCAAAGTCGTTTGCTTGACTTGAAGGCGGTTGAATTAAAAACCAGCCTTCCAAAGTCAACTATCTATGACTGGATGAAAACAGGCTACTTCCCTCCTTCTATGTTATTTGGAGAGGGCAAAAGAAAAATTGCGAGATGGCTTGAATCTGATATAGACTGTTGGATAGAAAAGCACAGAATGGCATCCTAA